TTGAGCTCTGGTCATGAAGCTGTACCAGCGGAAGCGGGACTCTGAACGCCCGAGCAACATCATTGGTCGTCATGTTGAACGCTTCGATCAATTGAGAATCAATCGAACTGAGCGCCAGAGCTTGCCAAGTAATGCCGGATGAAAGAATCGGTATACCGCCAGATTCCATCTGCTTAGCTTGTTCTTCCCAAGCCTGCCGCAGCTGAATCATTTGCTCGCGGTTGAGCTTCTGTTCCGTAGACAGCACGCCAGAGGGTCTGGACATGTTATTGAAAAACGCTGCTTGATGATTACTGATGGCTGAATTCGCCGCAATCGAAGCAGCCGCGTGTTCAATTGGAGTAACACCGACAAGAGGGTGGTTCGGCGTATACAGCCGGATATGCATCACGTCCCGCTGTGGAACCATAGAGGTGATGTTCCCCAGTAATTCGTTCTTACCTAAAGCGTAGAATATAGCTAGAGTTTCATGTTCAATGTATGGCATCGTTCCACTGGATGGAAGGATATGCAGAGATTCAAATTCATTCCTCGAATTCCTCAAACCCACTGCATAGCTATTTCCACGCATCAGCAGATTCTTTACCAAGTTCAGCATGAAATCTGAACTGGTCTGATAGGAATTAGGCTTATGAAGAATACGAGCTAGGGCACTATTCTCAATATAGGTCCGAGTTTCGTTTTCATCCAGCCGGTAATGAGAAGAAATGAGAGTGGCCATCGTATGGGCATAGGCATCAGCGCATGCTTGCACAATGACAGCAGAACCACCACCAAGCGGATTCTTACCTTCTTGCCACCAATTCCAATTCCAGCTACCAGGAATATAACCGCCAGTGATGGGGAGAGGATAATTGGTTCCGGTGATAGATTTTTTACGAAAAGGATTAAGACTTGCCCAATCCAAGTTCCTTCTCCATGTACTTTTGCACTTCTCGCTTGGTGACCTGGTTGAAGGGTTTGCCCAATTTATCAGCAGCTGCTTTCCGATGCGCCTTCCAGTCAGGATTAACGTCCGCTGGCTTTTGTTCAGCCTTGGGCTTGGCAGCTGGTTTATCTGCTGGTTTCTGTTCAGCCTTAGGCTTGGCAGCAGGTTTGTCAGCAGGTTTTTGTTCGGCCTTGGGCTTTTCAGATACTTTCTCTTTCGCAGCCGCTTGATCTTCTTCGCCCTCTGCCGGTAACTTGGCTGGTGTCTTGGGAGGAACAGGAGCCAGCCCCGGCTGCTTCGTTTCAGCACGAATTTCTCGTGTTTGATAGCCGGTAAACTGATGACGGAATTTCAAGTCAAGAGCAGAATGAAGTTTCCCAGTTAGATCTTGAGCCTTGTCTTCAGCGACCAAACGGGTAGCTTCTTCGGCGGACACCTGCCGATAAGCTAAACCGTCCCAGATTGTGGAAAAAGGATTCGTCATAAGTATCTCCTAGTTATAAAGAAAGGCGGGTGAAGATTCCACCCGCCTCAATACAGCACACAGCTACTACCGACTACCGATTACCAGTTGACCCCGGAGAGTCCTGCGACTGCATTGGCGCGGATCAGACCCCAAGAAGTGGGCAGGATCATCCGCAGCGCGGTGCTGTAAGCCTGGTAGAGAGAAAGCGACTCGTACCCGGCATTGGGAACGTTGGTCGGCTGACCCGGATAGATGCCCTGGCCCGGTGGAACCTGTTCTGCGGTACCTACTGCCGTTCCGTCAGCACTGGAAGCCTGAGTCGGAGGTGTGGTATCCGCATTGGCCATCGTCAACGTCGCCTGATCGGAGATGTTGAACTGCGGGGTATCATTAGCTGATGCGAAGGAAGATGCATCAACAATCAACACCGTGGAAGCCGGGACGGTTGTGGAGTGAATTACCGGAACGCCGAGCAGATTACCGTTCGCGATTTCGTCGCGGAACAGGAAGCCGCCAGCCGCCGTTGTGATGGTGGAGAGACCCAGAAGCCGATTGCTGTTCATGATCAACACCGGCTTGGAGCCGACATTGGCAGAAAGCATGGCTGCGAACAGTACCTTCAGGTCTGTGATAATGCTGGCTGCATCGCTACCGGCAGAAGGAGTCAGAGTCACGCCATAGAGCAAACCCGCTGGGCGGATGCCAGGAACAATGTTGCTGTTACCGAGCAGAGCCGCGTCCAGAGCTACCGCCGTGTCGTCGAGCATGCTCTGACGAACGATGGTTTCAATGGAAGGAGTGGACTGTTCCAGGATCTCCTGGGTGAATGCTGAGATGACCGCTGCTTTGTAGCGATTCAACGTCTGGCTGGCCAGAGTCAAACGCTTCACAGGGATCACGCCACCTTCACCAACCCATGAACCGGCCACATTGTTATTCGCACCCACTGTGGTGCTGCGCCGTGGAATGGTAATGGCGGTAAAGCCGTTGAAGAAGAGCGGAACACCCAGCGGACGAAGAGCCGCGTAGACAGAAATCGGAGCCAGAGCTTCGAGGAAGCCTTGAATATCCGTCTGTACGAGTTCAGCCGCCCAACCTACGGCAGTTGTGGTGGCCGGATCAACAGCAGACTTGCTGATGTATTCGGCAACCGCTTTCACACGCTCGTCCTGACCATACAGACGATTCAGTGCTTCGTTCGGATTCATGCCCTTGGAATGGGCAATCAACTTGGCTGTGGCCACCTTCGCCAACAGTGATCCGCCTTTCTCTTTGACGACTGTCGGAGCGCCACCAGAAACCCGGCCAACACCAAGAACGGGTTTAGCTTGATTCGCCAGACCGAGTTCAATGTTTTCCAGACCCTTGATGGCATTTTCAACCGAAGTATTTTCTTCGGTCAGTGTGGTGATTTCGGTTTGTTCCTCATCGGAAAGGTCGCCGTCATCAGCCTCAGCAACGTTCTTGATCTCCGTGAGGCGATCTTTGATCTGGACTAAGCGATCACGCTTCTCCTGGATCTTTTGAGCAATGGTTTTCATTCCTTTAGTTCCTGTGCTAGATAGAGGTTTGATTCGGGCGTCCGGCTTTGCAGCAGTCCCTTCTTTGGTGCGTGTAGTATTGGGCGCAAATATCTGACCCGTAATGGTATTGATCGACAAAAGTGTTTTCAGCTCATTCGCAGACAATCCGAATGATTTGGCAACCGCCAGAGCATTCGGATGTGCTGGAACTGAAACCAGACTCGTTTCGTGCAGAGCCTGCTTCTTGAATCTGTAGCCTACCCAGTGGCCGGTAGCGTCTTTCATCTCTTCATACTCAACCGGACGAAAGCCGACTGATACTGCTTTGATGATGCGCTGCTCAACCAACGAACGAAGGGTATCTATCTCACGGCTGGTTCCAGCTGCGGCAAACCGAAGTTTGCCCATCAGCTGCTTGCCAACAATGCGAACATTCTCCCAGACGCCGATTGGGGACTTGTGATCATGGCCCCAAAGGGCGATGGGATTCTTCTTAAAGTCCTTCAGATCCCAGCCATCCGCCATGATAATATCACCAAGGCGGTCAATGGATTCTTCGGACATGACGAAGTCAAGGGGATCGTCATCAGACTGAATTCCCTTGGTATAATGAATTTTCATGGATTTGACGTCCTTTCTCTGGCACGTTGAGGCAGATACGCCCTCAGGGAAATCATCATTTATGAACCGCCAGGTCTCTTCAATCGCCTCTGACGGATCAAATTGTGCATGGATGTGATGCGTAATGAGTTCATCATCGTCATCTTCATACCGAGCACGGTAATCATTGGTTTTGAAATCGTGTTCTTCGCACCAAGACGCTGCTTCATCTCTCGTGTAGAGAGATGCCTGATGCCAAATGGATTGAACTACCTGAGGATTATCTGCGCTTCTTTTGGTCATCGCGGCGATCCTTAGGATTGCCGGATTTAACTGGGTTCTCTTGCTGAGACCCACCACCGTTGCCGTTCTCTCTTTCCCTTTTGCCGGGTCTATTTCTTACTTGCATAAGCGACCTCGGTAGGGGTTGTTGCTTCAGGACTCTCGCTATTTTAGGCCGGTTTATCGCTAAAGTAAAGTGATATTTTAACCCACCATCGCCTGTGCATCAAACAATCCTTCGCCACCCTCACTAACCGGAAAAACAGCCATAACTCCAGCCACTAAGGGGTCAATTCGCTGACTAGACTTGGTCTTATCCAACTTGGTAGACCCGGCTGGATCCATCACCGCAATAGCATTAGAAGCAGCCAAGTTAAGAAGGGGATGACTGCCGTGTCGCAATTTCCCGGAGAGAGCTAACGAGAGGAAAGCCTCACATCTGGGAGAGAAATCCTTATATCCCTGGCCCACCTCATGCCATTCTGCAAATGACGCAAAACCCACTCTTTCAGAGGCTGATTTAAACTCATTTATCCTCCACCTATCAAACTCTATAGTGGCGATCTCTATGTCAAGATCGCTGAGCATGTCACGAAGAGCTACCGCAAACCCCTCATAATCTATGGTATGCTTTCCACAAGTAAACATCTGCCCTTTCTTCACCCAAGTCGCGTATGGAGCACGATCTCTAGCCCCTCGCTCAAGAATTCCCTCTTCTGGGCAAAACACGAATGGCATGACATGAACAAGGCCAGTCATAGAATCTTGTGCCGCCGCAACCGCCGCTGTGAGGTCGTTACGGGCAGAAAGGTCTATACCTAGAGAGACGGGGTTATTCCGGAAGACTTCTATATCAATCGGCAGAGCGCCCCGTTTCCATACGTCTGGGGAAAGCCAAAGGGCCATCGTACTGATTCTCTGGTTCAGAAGCAGATTTCTTGCTGAATTCTCCAATGCTGGTAGCCTTGCGGCCTTCTTTAGCTGTTTACGTAGATCCGTAATAGAGCGGATCACACCTAAGCCGGGGTTAGAGAACTTCCAATTCTTCTCGTCAAG